AGAGTGCTTATTCAGCACTCTCATTCTCAGGTTCTGCCATATCAGTAGTTTCATCAGTATCAGCCTCAGGTTCTGCATTAGCAGGTGGAGTAGTAGGAACAATGGTCTCAGGATAGATAAGCTTATAAACAGTCTGCTTTACAGGCTTGCCATTCTTATCTGTCTTACCAGTATCAATAACCTCTCTGCTAATAAGTTCATCAGTGGTATAACCACCAGTCTGCTCCTTAATAGGAGCCTGATAAGCATCAAGCTGAACATTGATACTGTTAAGCTCCTCCTGAGCTTCCTCAATCTGCTTCTGGAGCTTGTTTCTCTGTCTTACCAATGGATAAACATTCTGTGCTGTTCTTTTAAGACTTGCTACAAAAAACTTGGAAAACTTCTTCTCTTCCATTTTCTTTAAACTTTAAAGTTAAACTAAAATAATTAATTAAAATGTTAAAAATATATGGGATTAATCCTCACCATTATAATACTTATTCATGGCATCTACTACCAATTGAAGGTCATTAGGAATATAATCTTCATCAAACATTCCCTCTGGAGTCTTACTAGGCATCTCTACACCACCTACTTTGATTTTATGAGTATAGAAACCAAACTTGGCATTACCCTTATCATCAAATTGAGGTTTAGCAAACAATGTAATAGCAGTATTCTCCTCTGGTCTATACATCTTGTCAAGCAACTTACCTACAGATGAAGACTTATAACCTACTACATTACCATCTTCCTCTATAGCTTCAACATGAAGAAGCATAAAGATATTAAGGTCATCCCTTAATGATGCACAAGTAGATATAATTCTTCTAAAGTGGTCTGCAAGCTCATTATACTTATCAAAACCTTTCTCCTTAGATCTGTTAAAGAACTCTGTCCTTATTATATAAACAGCATCGTCTAGCACTACATTCTTGATGTTAGGAGCATTGTCACTTAATGATTGTAGATAATTGATGACAGTCTGCCAATCATCTATCTTAAACAGATTATTGTTTGTAGTATTATACTCCTTAGTACTGCCTTTAAAAGGCAATCTTTTACCAAGAATATTAAATACTACAGTTTCTTTAGGATTAAGTGTCTTAATACTTGTGGACTTACCACTACCAGACTCTCCTAAAACTAATACTAAATTACTCATAATTAATGCTTTATGTGTATTTCTTCTCTTTTAGACCAAAGTCTTTGAATTGCAAAGGTACTAAATTATATGTAACCATGCAACTTTAAAAGTGCTTTGTTTATAGCTTGCTTAATTTTATTGTTATATTTATGAACAGTAAGTAAAACAGGACTGACAGGATTATTAGGATTAGTTTTTATCCTATTAAGATAAGCATAAACCTTATTCAACTCTACAGTATCTTTGGCAGAGGGTAATTCAAACCAATTACAGGTAGCACCATCAAAGAATAATGATACAATACCACCAACCTCTCCATCTCTACTAACAAGGACCTCCAAAGTTCTATAATGGTCTTTAAGTTTATCTATTGGATAACCTAGATATTCCTTTAAACCAAATCTAAATGGAGAAAATATACCAAGTACAACATTCGCATCATGAGAAGTATATTTACTATCTCCTAATCCTGCTGTAGTTGGTCTAGTCCTATGATACTTTATACTATCTATAGACTCATTGTCAGCATTTTGCTGCTGAATAAAGATAGGTGATACATTATATCTATTTCTCAAAGATATTGCATACTCTGACATCTTATCAATAGACTGCTTTTTATTAAAACCTCTTTCAAGGTCTATCAAATTTACAGTATCAACAAGTGCAAAGACATACTGACCAGGATTATTAGGAACATACTTATCAAAAGCCTGCACCATGTGAGGAGTTCCACTCTCATCTTTTATTGGTACTTCCTTTCTATAAACTGTTCCATTATCCTCACAATAATTCTTTACAGTCTTCCATATGCCTGTAGGATTTTTTTCATTTGAGAATATTACTTTAGATTCAAAGAAATCAACTATATCAGTAAACTCCTTTTTATTCATAAAGTCAAGTACTTCTTGTGGAAGTATCTTGTCATTCTTAGATGATTGTAAATCCCTTGGGGAATATCTCATTTTAAAGTTAGTCATTCTATTAAGTAGCCATGACATAAATCTTAATAAAATCTTATCTTCTGTTTCCTCCAAAGGAAACCAAAGTATTTTTATATCAAGGTCTATATTATTGCCTGCTTTTAAGTTCTCATATAAGAACATTATAGCTTCAAATA